ATGGCATCGTTTCAGAAAACGGCGAAGGGATGGCGCGTGCAGCTCGATGTGAAGGGCAAGCGCGAAAGCCGGACCTTTCCCAACAAGGCCAGCGCCCAGGAGTGGGCTGACAAACGTCAGGCGGAACTGCGGTCAATCGATTCAGGACATGGCAGCAAGACGCACACAGTTGGAAATGTGCTGGACGATTACCAGCAGAAGATCAGCCCGACGAAGCGCGGCGAGCGGTGGGAAAAGCTGCGGCTGGATCTGATCGGCCGGAAGGAAATCGACGGCAGGCCGTTCCGCGACATCCGGCTGGCCGACCTGAAGCCATCTCACATTGCAGCCTGGCGCGACGCTCGCGCGCGGGAGGTGGCCGGCTCATCGGTGTCTCGAGAGATGTCCCTGATGTCCCATGCTTTTGAGGTGGCCCGCAAGGAATGGGGCTGGCTCGTGCATGACCCCATGAAGGACGTGCGCCGGCCGCCAGATAACCCGCCGCGTGACCGCCTGATTCCCGACAAGGAGATTGAGCGCATCACGCTAGCGCTCGGGTATCAGGAGGGCATGCCGGTCGCGCTGTCGAGCCAGCGAGTCGCAGTGGCATTCCTTCTCGCGATCGAGACAGCCATGCGATCGGGGGAAATCCTGGGTCTGACTAGCGATACGGTGGACTTCGACAAGCGCGTGGCGCACCTTCCGATGACGAAGAACGGAGGCGCTCGGGACGTCCCGCTGTCGACGCGCGCCGTGGAACTGCTGAAGATGTTGCCGGATGTTGAGGAAGGGACGCCGCTGTTCGCGCTGTCGCCGGCTCTCCGTGACGCGCTCTTTCGCAAGGCAAAAGAAAAGGCCGGCATTACCGACCTGACCTTTCATGACACCCGGCACGAGGCGATCACGCGCCTGGCCAAGAAACTACAGCCGTTGGATCTGGCCCGGATGACCGGGCACACCAATCTCAGCGAATTGTTGACTTACTTCAACGCGACAGCCGAGGACATCGCGCGCCGTCTAGGGTAAGGTGCCGCGCGCCCTTTGGAAATCATGTCGAGTATGTTCTCGCGCTGCGTTCCAGCGAACAGGTGCATGGGATTAAAGCATCTTCGGTTGTCGCACTTGTGAAGCACCTGCAACCCTTCCGGGATTGGTCCCTTCATAACCTCAAAGGAAAGACGATGCACTGCCACCAATACGCTTCTTCCGCCTACCCGAGTCATCATCTGTCCATATCCAGTCACGGGATTGGTGCTCTTCGGCCAGATCCAGCAACCGTCTACAGCTTCAAACTGATTGGCAACGGCTAAGAACCTGCAGACGCTAGTGCAATAGCGCTGCATGCTAGACGTGCGTCTAAATACTATTCCGCAGTGGCTGCATGTAGCGTGGTTCATTCAGTCCACCTTCCGCGGGCGACCTACAGCCTTTTCCTTGTATCCCTCGGCCCATGCGATGACCTCTGCCGCCTTCCAAAGCGGCTGGCTCTTCCCGGATTTCTCTGCGGCCGAGCTTGCTGAAGGCAAGCGGATAGGCTTGGGAAAGTCTGGCAGCACTGCGATACGCTCGCCCACGACGCGCGCTGACCGCTGCAAGTACGTGCCGACATCCTCCAGCGTCCACAGTGCCACTGACAGCGGCACCGAAGGTTTCAGGCGCTTGCCCAGCTCTTGCGCCAGGCGTTCAATCAGGTCTGCTTCGCTCATCTCGTTGCTCCAGATTCCAAAGTCGCCGCGTAGTGGCGATGATTCTTTTTGCTGCTGCTTCCATCATTCCTTCTGCAATGCCCGGATGGCTTCAGAGCAGCGCCGATATTTCTTCGCGTAGACAAGAAACCGCTCATCATTTTCGAGCGTGGCATCTTCTTCAGCCAAGGTTGCCAATTTCTCGCACTCTGCAATAGCGGCATCCAGCGCCTGCTTGCGCGAGGCTTGCCATGCTTCCCACATGTATTGCATGCTCTGGACCATGTAATCGGTGCTGCCTGCCAGACGATGCAGCCATGCATCTAGATATTTTCTGCGCGCCCACTTCTCAAATTCCTCGTTCATCCCATTCCCCATTTATCAGCGCCGAATAAACGGCGGTTAGCTCCGCCCGTCCAGCGAAGCGCGGGCTGCGTCGGCGAGTTTCTGTCCTGCGTACATCATGCGCTGGGCCTTGTACTTGTCGGTCGCGCATTTGCAGCCGCCATTCGTGCGCATTCCGGTCGCCCGCTTGATAACGCAGCCACCGTCTGTGCAACCACCGATGCCGTCGCGCATGCTGTCGTACATTGCCAGAGCCTTAGCTAGTGCCTCCCCGCTGCCAGGCTGGCTGGCGCTTTCGAGGGCGCGGATTGCAGCCCTAAGTGCATCCTGTGTTCGTGGGCCTGAAAATCCCTCGGCCAAGCAAAAGCGCAGTTCCGCTATCAGCGCATCCAAATCCAGCTTCTCAGCCATTGCTTTCTCCTGTGGCGCGGGCGCGCTCGGGACGCGGCGCGGAGTGCGCGATGAACTCGCAGTCACCGCCGCTATTGATGTCGTCTTCCTGATCCTGCTTGCACTCCGGATGCCATGCGAAGTTCTGGAAAGCGCCGTCAGAAACGGACCGCTCGCGGAAATAGCGTTCGCCTTTGTCCACAGTTTCACCACACCAGATGCAGCGATGCACGGTGCGGGCCTGCTTTTCGTCGCACGAAAATAGGTGGTAGCTCACGATCCACCTCCCGACTGCTCGCGGGACATGGCGGCGCGGTCGCGCAAGACTGCTGCGACATCGGCTGGGATGTCGAAGAGGCCCAGTGCTCCCTTGCATGGCATGAACGGAATCGGCTTGGCGTCCGCCAGGACAAAGCCGTAAGGCCCGTTGAACCATTGCGACTCGCTCTGCATGACGCAATCGGTGATCGTGGCGACGCCCACGATGCCGCCAATCATCGCTTCGCGCGCCGGGTACTCGATACCGTAGTGGCGGCTGTAGACTCGGGCGTCGTCGGCATAGTCCCCCTTTGGATAGTTCACGCCGGCATGGATCAGCACGCGACCACGGAAGTGAGTCGGCCAAGTGCGATTCTCAATGTCTTTGTGGCCGTTGACGATTAGCCATGCCCATGGCTGGCGGATAGAAAGGGCTTTCATTTCGGCTCGCCTCCCGACTGCTCGCGGGACATGGCGGCGCGGATGGCCTCATCGAGAGCATCGTCTAATGCTGCGCCGGCATAGATCATGATGGTGTTATAGCAGCCACGATGTCCGGCACGCAGCCACCGATACCGCTCCGCATCCCTCTTGTCCGCCTCGCTCGCCGGGTCTGCCGAATGAGCGGGGCACGGATGCCGCAGTGAGCCGTTCCCGGACGGGCAGGTGCACTCTGCCGGGGTGGCGGATTGCTGTTCAATATCTTGGCTCATTTCGATTGCTCCGTTTGTTGACCGTGCGTACGACTGCGGCGCTTCACAAGGTCACTGACGTGCTTGCGATGAATGCCGAATCTCTTGGCAGCCGCACGCTGTGAGATCGTGCCGCTTGCGACCAATTGCCGAATTTCTTCCACCTGCTGATCGCTCAATTTTGTGCGGTTGTGCGCTTCTCCAAAGGCGCGGTATTGGCGCCCCTTGGCTACCTTGTCGGCGATGTTTTCGAGGTTCGTTCCATCCCACAGGTGGGCAGGATTGCAACATCCTGGCGTATCGCATCGGTGCAGGACGTGGTTCTGCGCGTCTTTACCGTTGTGCAGCCGGTAGGCAGTCCGGTGCGCGCGTTCCGCCTTTCCACGACTGATGCTGAATAGACCGTAGCCGTCTCGATTCAGACCTCCCTGCCAGAGCCAGCAGTCATCGGGGCCGCGCACGTCAACCTTTGCCCAAAATCTTTCTTCCAGGCTCTTGGGCATGTCATTCTCCATCCGCCTGCGCAGCGGGTGCCGGGGCGGGTCGCACGTCAGCTACATGCCCACTACCACCGCAATGCGGGCAAGCTAAGGCATCCGCGTCGATCATCTGTTGTTCGCTATCCCCGTAGTTAATGAATACAGTGCGACCGTCCTGCGTGGTTGCGCCCTCTGCGCGCGTTGTCGCCGCAGTGCGGATCGTCGCCAGCAGGTCATCGTCCAACTTTGTCGGCGCTGGTGCGGCGGGCGCGGCGAGAGTGGGAGCTTCGGGAAGCGGCATCCAGTAAAGGGCGCACACTTTCTCGTTTGAATACCAGAAAATGTCGTTGATCCACGCACCAAAGTGGACCTTCCCGTTTCGAACGAACAAAACCTGCTGCGCATGTGTGGGCTTTTCAACCGAGACATCGCGCCACCGCATATCCGTAAGCGCCACCGCTTCCCCATTGCGGGCATCCGCAGAATGGGCGGCGATGACGGCTCGGGCGAAGCCGCGCCAGTCAATCGTGTCATGCTCGGTATCGCCGTCACCCAGCGTCAGGAACGGGGCGGCAATCTCGTCAATCTTGGCATCCGTCAGCCCCGCTTGGCGTGCGTTATGGTCGGTCATGATTGGTCCTTTGCGATGCGAGCGTATTGGCCGTCCGAGTAAAAGCCATCAGCCTCATGCTCAACGCCAGCTTCGTCACGAAACGCGGTGAATTCTCCGATATGCGTAACTTGCAGCAATCCGCATACATTGATGCGCATCATCCCAGTCTGAACATCAAAGTCATGCACGGGCCACCACCATCCGCCCAACTGGCGACCAAGAAAAGGCTGCGGCAGACTGTTGATGTATTCCATGTCGAGCAAGTCTTTTTTCATACTTGCTCTCCCTTCGCTTTGGCGAGGATGGCGCGGGCGAAAGCCTTCAGTGATGCATCCGTAATGCATTCAGGCATTGCGTTGCAGTCATAGGCGATGCTCATGATCTCCGCATCGCTCAACTCCCCCTTCGCCGCGCCGAGAATGGATCGCACGCAGTCGAGTGCGAGACGCACAGCTTCTGCACTGCTGCGGCCTTGCGTATCCCAGTACGGATCGCGCTTGTACATAGCGGCGAAGACTTCGTCACCGTCGATGCTCACCCCCTTCGCAGCGCCCAACGCTTCCGGGGCGGGGAGTTTCGTATGCGGATCGCCTTCGAAGATCGGCAGAATGGTGTGGTGCGGCTCCCAATTCTTCGCCATCTCTGGATCGCTGGTCTCCCACAGGTAGTTGTCGGTGCGCCAGCCGATCAGGCGCTTCGTTGCGGATGGCAACGCTTCCGGGGCGGGGCGGGCGAGTTTCTGGCCGATTTCCCAGAACTCGGTAAGCCAGTTACCAGCGGGCGGTACATTAGCGTTCTGCTGGCCAAATGCGATCGCGCCTCGAATTGCATTGATGCAGTCTTCGAAGCCTTGTGTCCGAGCATCGTTCTGAAGACCGCGAGCGAATCGCTTCATGCCTTCGGTTGGCACATCGCCCAGACTCACGTAATCCACGGCAACAGGGCTAATATGCTTACGCAGCATCATCATTAAATACGCGTCGCGCTCAGCATTCCGAAACGCCTCGCGCCCATCGCCCGCCAAACCATCACTCTTTTCGCCCACGCTTTCGTTGCCCTTTTGGCGGTTCTTGTCGGTCATGCTGCCTCCTCGAATAGTTCGTCTTCTTCGGTTTCCATGCGATGCACCAGGCTAGGTAGCGGGCATCCCGCGGGCTTGCTGATGTGCCAACTTTGCAACAACGCATCGAAGCTCAGTCGATTCGTCCCAATTTGCTTGGGTATTCGACGATTTTTGTCTCGTTCCTCGATCAGCCCATCACGGTCGATGGCGCGGAAGTAGACACGGTTCTTACCTGGCTCATGTGGCGCTGGGCGCTTCGCGAGATATTTGGAAAGCTCGCGCAGGATGTAATTGACACTTTCCGGCGCGCATCCAAGTTCCTGAGCGATCAGCGTCCCGCAAACCTCTTTGCCATCCAGAAGGATGTTGATAACCCTTGTGCGCAAACCAATTCGGCTCATTTCGCACCCCTTGCAATGACATCCAGCATTTCGGTGTTACCGCCTACCTGGCTGTACACCCACCGGTACGAATCGCGCTGCTCGCGGCGAGTCGTGTTCGCCTGCAAGTCGTCGGCTAAGTTCAGCCCTGCGCCGATTGCCTTGAATTCATCGCCAGTGCAGCCGAACTTGCCGGTTCGCTTCCAGCGCTTCCCAACCTCGCTGATCGCGAACAGTGCTTTCTCCATCTCGTCCTGGACTTCCGGCTGATGGGCATACGACTTGTTGGCAATCGCGTTCCCGCAGTTCAGGCGGAAGACGATGGTGTGCCAGCATTCCTCGTTTCCTTCGCCGTGCAGCATCTTGTCGAGCATGGCGTGCGGGATCAGCTTCAAGTCCACGTCAGCACCGCCGCTGTGCCGGAAAATCACCGGGAGAGCATTGGTCTCGCGCGCTGGGCGACCGGGCTTGCGTCGCTTCTTGCTCATCGCATCCTCCGGCACTCGTCAGAGCTATGGCCGGTCTGCCCACACCAGCAGCAGACGTCTCGGTGGTGGTGGAGTCGATAGATCACGCTCACTCCTGAATAAAAGAGCCGGTCGGACGTGGGACGTAAGAACCGGCAAGTGGGTTAGACAAGCTCTACGCCAAGTTCCGTCGCGGCGAAGTGCATGATTCGCTCAAGGTAGGCGTTGAATTCTTCGACGTTCAGCGTGGTCGTGCTAATCGCCGTGGTACCACCGCCTGGCAGGTCTTCGCATCCGATGAATCGCGCCGCAAAGTAGGCGTGCCACGCAGCGGACGAATACTGACGACCATCGAGCCATGCGTTCTCCGCGATGTCGTTCAGCGTGGCCCAATACTTCTTGTTGGCTTGCGTCGAGCGCTGGGCGCGATGCTCAGTGACCGAAACCGCCAGCGGCTTGCCCGCACTGGCCATCTGCCGCCAGTTGTTTTTCAGAAAGCCCCAGAAGGCTTGGGCGTTGCTGTCGTCGCGCAAGACGAATGTTCGGAGTGCTTGTGCCATGTCACGCTGCCTTTTGACGAAGCTTCGTTTCGAATTCAGCTACCAGTGCCGCGAACTGCATCAGTTCTGGCTCCATCGTTTCGATCCGGTCGTCGTTACGCTCAATGCGGTGGATCGTAAGTTCCCGGCCGATGGTCTCGAGCGCTGGGCAGTACAGGCAGAATTCCCAATAGCGCCGACCAGTAATCCACATGCCGCCGTCGCACTGGTCGATCACGTCGGACGTATCGCCAGACAGCAGGATTGAGCGGAGCTTTTCGGGCGATACAAAGCACTTGTATTCCGCGCCACCATCCTCGCCAATGAATCCGTCTGCGCTGGCACCGAAAAGCCCGTCATCCGTGGTCACGAATCCGACTTCCTCGACGGTGATGCCAGTCTCAATTTCGTGGGCCATGCGGGCAGCTGGTTCCAGTTCTTGTCCACGGCGCATCGACCACGTTTCGAATCCTTCATCAAGCGGCTGCTTGCTGATCCGCTCAATAGCTAGGCGGAAAGCGTAGTCCTTGGCCGCTTCAGTGAAGTCACCCTTGTTCGGGCCGGTCTTCAGCCGCGAGCGCGCCAATTTGAAATTCGATGCAGTGATGCAGCCGGCGCGAACCGCATGCCATTCCGGGCTACCCTGCGCTACGCGATGGATGATCATTGCGCGAACTCCTTAGCCTTCGTTGCAGCCACTACCTTGAAGGCGTTCCATCCAGCAACGTCGCCAGCATCCTGAAAAGCTTGTCCGGCCATCTTGCGGGTCTGATTCAGTACGTCCAGATTTAGGGCTGCATTAGCACGCTCGACCCATTCGCCAAGCAGATCGGTATCCAACCCTTTTCCGTCATCGTCCTGTCCCTTGGTCGCCACGCCAGTTGCTGCGAGAAGGGTGTAGCGCTGCAGGTACGTGATGGTCGACGCAACCTGCTGGATGGCGTTTTTCTTGCCACTGTTGTCCGGCATGGCCTGCATCGTCACGCGCTCGCTGTGGCCCAGCACATGAGTGATGACGCAATCGACCGTGATCCGCTCGCCTTCCTGAGACACATCCCAGCGGTGCGACAGTTGGTGCCGAGCCAGAGCGGGGCAGATCACGTCAGTTACGTCCGACAGTTCTGCGTGCATGTAGCTGGTGCCGACGTACTCGACCTTTTTGCCCTTTACGATGGTCAGCTTCTCGGCCTTGAATGCCGTCATGGCTGCGACGTAAGACTTGCGCGCCTCGTTGGCTTCCCAACGCTCTTGCAGAGCCATCAAGCGCTCCAAGCGATCCAGGTCAGCGCCGTTCTCAACGGCAATGCGGAGCAGGTCCGCAGGCGTCGCGCTCGGCGCAATCGCATTGCGCGGGGTCTCGATCAGGGGCTGCTTTTCCATCTTTGCGATTGCGGTCATTTCTCAGTTCCTCGTACCAGTTCAAGCACTCCGCCACGTCTTCCAGGTCTATGGCGTCGTCTTCCATGTCAGTAGCCAGTAATCAGCGGCTGATCGCACCAGCCAGCTAGGCCCATTGCTGCGAGAAAGAACAGCGTCAGCAACGCTTCGGCCTTGCGCGGGTTTTCGTCCAGCCACAGTTCGAAGGATTCGCGGTTCATTTCAGCCCCTTGAAAACTAAGATCAGTTCAGCGATCAGGATCAGTGCAAACGTGCCGCCACCGATGTACAGCGCTCTGCGGTTGCGTTGCTGCCAGGCGCGGAAGGTTTGCAGGTCGTCCATGTCGATCATGATTCGTCCTCAACCTTCGAAAACTTGTGGTCTTCATCAAGCTCGTACATCACGTTGGGTTCGATTCCGTTCTCGCCGATATAGGCAACCTCCAGACGGAATCGCTTGGCGTCGTCATCCCACCAGGCCAAGGCAATGCAGCCATCCTCGCCAGCAGATGCCTTGCAATTGAGGCCCGAGGCGACGGCTATAGATTTCTTGCCCGAGGCCGCCAGATTCGAGGAGTTGCCCGAGGCCGCCAGATTCGAGGAGTAGCCCGAGGCCGCCAGATTCGAGGAGTTGCCCGAGGCCGCCAGATTCGAGTAGTAGCCCGAGGCCGCCAGATTCGAGGAGTAGCCCGAGGCATTTTCAGCGGCCGGCATGTCCTTCACGAACGCCAGCATCCACTTCACGGCATCGGTAATGATCTGCGGCAGGCCGATTTCAGCCCTTAGCGTGATGCGGCCAGCAGCTACCTTAGAGTCTTCACCATGGCGGCACAGTTCGCCGGAAAGTTCGACAGTGCAGAAACGCGATTGCGTGAGGTCGTAGTAGCCCCAGGTATCCATCGGGTTTTCGCAGGCATGGAAACCGGATTCGCAGGCAATGACCTTGCCGTCATGCTCATAGGTCTTGCCGATTTCGAACTGGAAATCGCGACAAGTCAGATCTTTGTTGAAGGCCTTGTATGCAACGATAACGCCTTGCTTTTCTTGCTTTTCTTGCTTTTGCATTTGCTTCCCCTCGTGTTTTTGGTTGGTCACTGCATCGCCTCTTTGTCAGAAAATCGTTGTGCCAACCGGCTTGCGCACGATGGCGGTGATCTCAGGCACAACACCTATTGCATCGAAGATGCAGTCGATTGCCTGCTCTTGTGCATCCTCACGACCATCAGCGACGACGTTCACCGTCGAGCCGTTGCTGAAATGCACGTCGTATTCGCGGACGGTGGTCATGACTCAGTCCACTGAGTAGTAGCGAACCACCACTTCGAATCCATCCGCGGTCGGGCGCTGTGCCACCACAGCCGGCGAGCGATACGGATCGATCTGCGACATGCGCACATCAGCGGCGCGACGCACGGCGGCAAGGTCATCGCCCGAGAACGTGTATTCGGTCACGCGACCCGAACGGGTCTGGCGGCAGGTGACTTCGGGCAGCTGTTGGGCCGGTGCGAAAGGCCGCAGGGCTTGCACAAAGGCGGGGTGGATGGCGTTCATGGATGTCCCTCACAGTGCTTTTTTGGCTTTTCCCCGAACCAGCTGCTCTTTTGTCTTGCGGTCGCGCCTTTCTTCGGCGTTCTGGCTATCAAAAGCAGCAAGGACTTGTTTGCTGTAGGCTGCCCGCGCTTGCTTCTTGCGGGCAGCCTTCATTTCAATGACTGACATCAGATCCAAATCCCACCGCCGATATGACGCTGCGTGAAATGGCGATAACCGTTGCCGACCCACACCTTCAACTCTCGCCACTGGTTACCGTCTTGGCCAACCCAGGTCATCGTCACTTCGTCTTGCTTGGCGTTGATTTTTGCGTTCATCGCTTGCTCCGGTGGTTCGTTGCTGTCTCGATTCGTTGTAACTAGCAGTTCATCGCTGCCACAACTGAAGGTTACAACACGATCTGCGGAAGTGCAACTGAAAGTTGTAGTTTTGGACGAAAAAAAGCCCGAACGGTTGTCGGGCTAGTTTCAAAGCGGGGGGGGGGAGGGTCTACTTGGTTCTAGAGAAGCCCTCGACAATCCAACCTAGAGGCCAGAAGAGTGCAAATCCTAGCGCTCCAGCGAGAACGGAGAAGCCAAATACAAGCAAGTGGTCCGTCCTTTGGGTCATGGCGCCAATACCGCCGCCTACGGCCCATAGGACGAGCCACGTCCAAGCAAAGATCTTTAGAACAATGGCCAGCCTGCGTAGTCCCTCTTTCATTCAACCTCCCTGTCGGTAAACGAACTCTCCATAGATCTTCAGCAGCGAACCTTGTGCCGGCTCGATCCGCTCATCCGGGTACTTGGTCTTATCCGGGTTCAGACTTTCCAGAACCCAGGCGCCCCCGATCTCTCTTCTAAGCTGCTTGATCCGGAGGCCGTCCGGGTGGTCGATCAGGAATATCTTTCCGCTGCGGGGATCGGTCCTCGACTTGTCGAAAATCACGATGTCACCGTCAACGATGAAGTTGGCCATGCTGTTGCCGTCTGCGTAGATCGCAACGGCGTTCTCGGGCTTCAAACCGTACTTTTTGAAGAACCCGATTTCCTTAACCAGGTGTCCCTTCGGCATTTGCTCGTAGTTGAGGAAGCCGCCGCCACATGAGCCCTTGGCGTCCCAGTACGGTATGCGGTCGACTTCAATTTCGTTGGTATCGTCGTCCGCGTGCAGTTGGAGGGCTTTGGCGATTGCCGCTCCAACTACAGGAACAGCGCCCAGTACCCCAATCCCACCGATCATGGATGCCATCAATTTCGATGGAGGCAATCCAAGAGCGTCAGCGATGTCCTTCACCTTTGAGGCGCGAGGCGTTGACGTGCCGTTTTCCCACTTTTGGACGGCCTGTGGCGTCACGCCCACGGCGCGAGCCAATTCTGACTGGTTCAACCCTTTGGCTTCTCGGGCTTCGGCTATGACGCGCCCAATTTCCTCCGGGGCTTTGTGCTCGGTTTCTTCCATCCCCTGAATTCTACAAATTGAGGTTGTAGAGGGCACTGCAAGACTCAGTTGCAATTCTTCGCGCATTGTTGTAACTTTCAGTTGTACGGAAATTCTTGCGAGTTAAAAATGACCCCGGAAGAGCTGAAAAAGGCTGTTGAAGCTGCGGGCGGACAGACCGCTGTGGCCAAGAAAATCGGCTGCACGTCCCAAGCAGTCTCGAAGTGGTGCAACACCGGCGAGGTGCCAATCAAGCGCCTGGTCGACTTCGAAAAGGCCACCGGCGTCCCCCGCCAGGATCTCTATCCAGACCTGTTCAAGACCAAGCCGCGCCGTAAGGCTGCTTCGCCTGAACCCGTTGCAGCTTGATCGGTGAGCGTCATGGCCAAGTGGGACAGAAAAAAAGAGTTGGAACCCAAGAACTGCGTCCGGTGCGAACAGGCGTTGCCGCTCGTTCGACATCACTTCACATCCTTGTGCGCTTCCTGCAAGTCGCAAGTTCGGCCTCGTGGTCAGGATGCTGGGCATGCCGCGCATCGAGTCTTGCGACTCGCTGTTCGATTTGGTTATTTCCCGCCTGCAAGTGAGTGCGTCTGCGTTGACTGCGGTGCTCCCGCCGTTGATTACGACCACCGCGACTACGGAAAGCCGTTGGATGTCGAACCTGTTTGCCGTTCTTGCAACATTCGCCGTGGGCCGGCAAAGCCTTTTGTAAGCACACATAAATCTCCTCAAAGTGGGGAACTGCGATGACCACGGAAACAGTTTCGGCCGATGAGGTTGAAAGCTCACGGAAGTTGGCTGCACGCAATGAAGGCGAGGTTTTGCGCGCAGTTGCACGTGTGACGCAAGCGCATGCAGCGACTTGCATGGGCGTGTCAGCCAGCACGATCAGTCGCACTCTCGAGGACCTGCAGCGCTGGTCGCAGCTGCTCGCGTGCCTCGGCCTACAAATCGCTCCGGTCGGCTCGATGGTTGTCGACTCCGAGGATCTGCGGTCGCTGAAGCGTATGGCGCTCAGATACCTGGAAGCAGACCTTCAGCAAATCGCAGCGCAGGGATAGCACACGTGAGCGTTGAGGCCATTGCCTGGGCGTTGAAGCAGCCCATCGAAAAATCGTCCGCCAAGTTCGTGTTGGTGGTCATGGCCAATTGCGTCAACGGGGAGGAATGTGGGGAACGGTTTCTTTCATGGCCGTCTGTGGCGTTCATCGAACAGGCGACAGGGCAGAACCGTAAGACCGTGCTGGAGAGCATCAAGCGCCTCCGCGAATGGGGCTACTTGGTGGACACAGGAGAGCGTCGTGGCGGCACTGGAAGTGTTCCTGTCTACCTGCTTACCAGTCCCAAAAACGGAACTGCTTCAGTAGCCAAAGAAGTCCCAAAAACGGATGTCGAAGACGGGCATAAGCAGTCCCAAATTCGGATAGAAGATGTACCAAAAACGGTACTGGTAGAGAAAAGCGAAGCAGTACCAAATTTGGATGCAAGCAGTACCGAATTTGGGCATAAGCAGTCCCAAATTCGGAATGAAGCAGTCCCAAAAACGGGACACGGAACAGGAAGAACAGGAAAGGAACAGGAAGGGAAAAGGAAATTAAAGGTGCCGGCGACGTTCTCGCTGCCGGGCTGGATTTCCTTCGAGGCATGGTCCGGGTACATCGACATGCGCAAACGCATCAAGAAACCGATGACCGACTACGCGATGACCCTGGCGGTCAAGGAATTGGAAGCTTTACGCGATGCAGGGCAGGACGTAGATGCGGTTTTGAACCAGAGCACCCTGAAAAGCTGGCAGGGGTTGTTTGAGGTCAAGTCACGCGGGGCAGGGAAACCGGGAGTGGACCGCCATGGAAATTTTGGAAACCAGGACTACCACGCAGGAGTCGGGGCAGATGGGTCCTTCTGAAAAGCTTCATGCCATCAGGAAGCTCCTGACCATGGGGCATTCGTCGGCGTTGCCGCGTGAAAATCGGGTATGCCCGACTCACGGGCAGTTCGAATCGGTGAATTACCCGTTCGGGTGGTCCAACTGTCACAAGTGCGAAAGCGAGAAGATCGCTCGCGAGGATCAGGAGCGCCGCGACAAGATCGTTTCAGACTTCAAAGCATCGCAGATTGAGCAACTGATGCGCCGTGCGGCCATCCCTGCGCGCTTCATGGATCGTCGCCTTTCAAACTACGTGCCGCAGTGCGAAGCAGCCAAGAAGGCGTTGCTGATCGCCTCGAATTACGCCGACAACTTCGAGCTGGCTTGTGAGACCGGCGCAAGCCTAATCCTGTGTGGCGGAGTTGGCACAGGCAAGACACACCTCGCGATTGGTATCGCCCACGAGATTCTGGCGCGCGACAAGTCCGCGGTATTCACGTCGGTCATGAGCGCCATCCGCCGCGTCAAAGAAACATACAGCCGTGATTCCGATGAGCAGGAGTCCGTGGTTATCGACATGTTCACCCGCCCGGACCTGCTCATTCTGGATGAGGTCGGCGTTCAGTTCGGCAGCGATACGGAGAAGCTGATTTTGTTCGAGATCATCAACGGTCGCTACGAGCGGATGCGTCCCACCATCGTCATCAGCAATTTGGCGAAGGATGCCTTGGCGCAGTTCATCGGTGAGCGCGCGTTCGATCGACTCAGGGAGGGCGGCGGGAAATTGATCGCCTTCGACTGGCCTAGCTATCGGAGGCAGGTATGAACTGCAGCCGTGGGGACTACGCATACGTCATGAGCGGCGAGTTCGCCGGCCTAGTCGTGTTCGTGGATCGGATCTTGTGGTACGAGCGCGCAACCAACGACACCATGTGGTGCGTGACATCGCGGCTTGCCGGCCCAGCCGAGGAATTCGGCTGCTCTGACGCCATTCTGCGACCGTTCTGCAACATCGGAGGTCACGCATGACCACATGGACCCAAACCAATGCCGAGTTGCCTTCCATTCGGCAGACGGTGCTGATCTCCATTGATGGCCGTGTCTCGCCAGCTTGGTTCGATGGCGCGGCCTTCCGGGAATTCGGGGGCGGCATGTTCCCCAACTATTTCAATTGGCCGTCGCATTGGATGCCGTTGCCAGCCGCGCCGGAAACGACTGGCGAAAGCTCGCACCGGATCTCGTTTGGGGATGACGAATGACCAACGCCGAATTCGAATCCTGGATGACGTGCGCGGATCCGGAGCCCGCAGAAAAGGGTACGCCGCACGAATCCCGCGCGCGCGCGGCTTTAGGTGCTCTGTGCCGTCGGGGGCATGACCATGAAGGTTCAGGCCAATCTCTTCGTTACAAATCTGGCTCTTGTGTTCAATGCCAGGCTGAAAATGCCGCGGCTCGGCGGGCTGCAAAAGGTGCAGAGATGGACGCAAAGCGCGCCGAATGGGTAAGAGCCAATCGAGACAAAGTTCGCGCGTACCAACAGACATACAAAGACAAGAACCGGGAATTGTTGCAAGCAAAGGCCCGCGCATATCAGAAGGCAAACAGAGACAAGCTCGCCGCCCGGCTGCGGGAGTATCGACGCAACAACCCGGAAGTGATGCGAGCAATTGAAGCGCGGCGCGTCCGGTCGGACGAGCAGCGAGCGGCCTTCAACAAGTACCGAAGGGCATGGGCCAAGTCGAACCGACAGAAGACGCAGGAGTATGCGCACAAGCGATCCGGTGTCCGGCAAGCCCGGCTACCCGCAGGGACCATTGCGAAGATCGGTCAATTGCAGAAGTGGTGCTGCGCCGTTTGCCGCAAATCGATTCGCAATGGACGCTATCACAAGGACCACATCGTTGCGCTTGCCAACGGCGGCGACCATGCGCCCCACAACATTCAGCTGCTTTGCCCCACATGCAACTTGAAGAAAGGGGTGAAGCATCCGGTCGACTTCATGCAAAGCAGGGGCTTCTTGCTGTGAGACGCGCAGCCAAGGTCGATGCGAACCAAACCGAGATCGTGGCCGCGCTGCGGAAGATCGGCGCGACTGTTCAACCTCTGCACGCAGTTGGCCAAGGCTGCCCGGACTTGCTGGTTGGCTGGCGCGGAATGACGAGCTTGTTGGAAGTGAAGGACGGGAAGAAGCCGCCGAGCGCGCGGAAGCTGACCGAGGATCAAGAGAAGTGGCACGCCGAATGGCGGGGCCAAGTCGCAGTAGTGGAAACGGTAGAGCAGGCCATTGCGGCCATCACCAACTGACCAAGGGAGAACCCCATGAACTACCAATCGAACCAAATCGGCACCGCCCTTGGCAGCAAGATAGAGCAGGCAATTTCTTCTTCCGGTTGGGGCGCTGCGCCAGCAGAGGCGCGTTTGCCTGAAATCGAGTCGCAAATGCAAGCGTTGAATCGTGAAGCATCGGAGATCGCCGCGTACATCGACTCGTTGGAAAATAGGTTTCAAAAGATCCTGCAGCCTTCATCTCCGGCAAATCAGGCTACTGGCGGTAATACGCCTTACCACACGATGTTGGGTAGCGAGCTGGGGGAATTGGCGGAGCGTTTGCGTTCTTCTCGGCTTCGCCTCGACAGCATTCTTCAGCGCGCAGAGCTCTAACAACCGAAACCGAGTAAATCGGCATAACAACCTTTGCGATGTAGGGAGGAAGGGATGACAAAGCACACCGAAGGACCTTGGGAAGCCGTCGAACATAGTTGGGCTGAGATTGGCATCTACGGTGGCGGCAAGCGCATTGCCGGTTTGAGCATTGCTGACGAGGCTACAGAGGAAACGGAGACCATGCTTGGCGCACAGATGGAGGCAAACGCCACGCTCATGAAATCCGCGCCGAATCTCTTTGAGGCTCTCAAAGGTGCCGTGGCGGCATGGGATCGAGTCTATTCCACTCACCCGCTTCCCTTGGAGTTTGAAGACATCGAATTTCAGGAAATGCAGCGCGCTCGCCAGGCATTGGCTGAAGTGCTCGGAGAATGAAAATGACCCCCAAGACCACCAAGTGCCCGAGCCCAACTTACCCGGAATACCGCGCAGACAAGGCGCTGCGCCAGGCTCAGGAGCGGGCAAGGCAATCGCAGCCGCCGATTAGGAGCCTAGCGAGCAAGGTCCCACAACACCGTATAGGAGACTGACATGCTGTTCAGCATCTACCAGAACGTTGTCGTGCTGCTGGCTATCTTCCTGATGGGCATGCTGACCGGCGCATGGCTGCTGTCGGCGTATATGGCATTCATTCAGCGCGATCACCTTGAACAAGCAAAGCGGGGCGCTTACCTATGTCGGGTGGAGGCGAAATACCGAGACGGAATGGGCTTCGTCCCCATCTACACGCATGCAAAGCCCGAATAAGAGAAAGCCCACCGTTGCCGAGCAACAGCACATCGTCCGCATAAAGTCGATGAACTGCGGCTGCTGCGGAGCGGCTGGACCAAGCGAGGCACACGAGATCGAGCAGGGAATGTGGTGGACCAGTCTGCCTTTATGCCCAGATTGCCACCGCGGCAGCTTCAACGGTATTCACGGCCAGCGCCGCATGTGGGAAGTCATGAAGGTGAGCGAGCTTGACTGCCTCGCTTGGACGATTGGGCAACTGTACGGGGGAAGGTGATGCTAGACGGCTGGATGTACTGGGCGCTGTGGTGGCGCATCGTGTTGGGTGGAGGCAAGGCGAAACGGGAAAGGGGGAGGGAGGAATGAGGGATTGGATCAGTCAGTATTTGGACACGGATCCGGTGTGGTGGCACTTCTGGGATCCGCGCAATGGGATCGGTGGTGGCCTCGTAACAGGCGTTGCACTGGCGATTGTCTATTTGGCGCTGCTAAAGCTGGGGGCCATATGAGCGACCTGAAGCACAAGATGCTGCCACCGGCAGCAATCGCAGCCCTGCAACGGGCAGCACAGACGCCAAACACGGCGCATGACCCGAATGCCAGGCTCAAGGCCATTGAAGCAGCAACTGAGCGGATCAAACGGGAGTTCTCTGACTATTTCAAGGAGTGACGAACCATGAAACAGATCATCGCAGTGAATGAGTGCGGCCGACGCGTAGGGGACAGCCACCACAATTCGAAGCTGACGGATCACGAAGTCGAGGTGATCCGTGAGCTCCGCGGCGAGGGGATGACCTACAAGTGGCTGGCTGATAAGTTCGAAGTCTCCAAGTCGTTCATCGCCATGATCTGCCGGTTTGAGCGGCGGGCACAGGTGCCGACCCGGTGGAAGTCGGTGCACGTAACCATTGCACCGTCACCTTAAATGGCTCCATGCGAAGTCGGGAGAGCGCCGGCTAGGCTGGCTAAGCGGATTCCGCGCGAGTCAACGGCTTGCCCCCTTCGCACCTTCACGCATGGCGATTTAGCGGAGTGCGGGTGTTTGGTGCCCCCGTCCCGTGCGAATGCAAGGTGGTAGCGGGTAAGGCCGCTGACTGGTTCGAATCCAGACCTGAGTCGCCAGCCGTGAGGGAATGCGAATAAGGGTTTCCAGTAGCGCGGTCAATCCAGTAACCCCGAAAGACCCACAGGCCGAGAGGCCGGTTGAAGCTGATAGGGCCGCCCCTCAACCATAAAGTTCGAAAGACGTAACGCTATCCAGGCACCGACCGCTTAGCGTTACGCCAGTTACACAGAGCATCTCGCCGTCTCCTCCCAGGTCTTCGGACCATTCTCGCCTCGCTGGCTATGTCGGCGGGGCGTTTTCTTTGGTGCACGTATCTGACGCGTAAGGCGGTGGAATGCGCCGCATGGGACGACCATCTACCATCACTCAAGCAATAGCTGACGAGATCTGCGAGCGCATCTCAGACGGAGAGCCGCTGCGCGCTATTTGCCGCGATGACCATATGCCAGCATGGCGGACGGTCTATGACTGGATCTCGGCTGACACAGACTTTTCCGCACGCATCGCGCGCGCGCGTGAGCTTGGCTTTGATGCGATTGCTGAGGAGGCCCTGTCGATTGCTGATACTCCGGTCATCGGCCAGACGTCAGTGAGCAAGGCGACTGGCCTGGAAGTGACCGAGGCTGACATGCTCGGACACCGCAGGTTGCAGGTGGAGACGCGCCTCAAACTACTGGCGAAATGGGCGCCAAAGAAGTACGGCGACAAGCAGGAGATCGACCTGAACGTTACCGACGCACTGGCCGAACGCCTGGCAAGGGCCAAGTTGCGCAATGGCTGATTCTGATAACGAGCTGATCGATCTGGCTGCGCAATGCTCGGCTGACCCGCTGCGCTGGGCGAATCACGCCTATGACTGGGGTGTTGGCGAGTTGGGGGAGGTAGCGGGCCCGCGCCAGTGGCAGGCCGATGTGATGGGCGACATCGGGTCGCACCTGTCCAATCCGGCTACCCGATTCCAGCCTCTCATGCTGTCGGTGGCGTCAGGCCACGGTATCGGCAAGTCTGCGGCAATCGGGATGATCGTCAACTGGGCGCTGTCTACCTGCGACGACGCCAAGGTGGTGATTACCGCCAACACGGACACCCAGCTGCGCACCAAGACCAGCCCGGAAGTCGGCAAGTGGCAGCGCCTGTCGATCACCTCGCACTGGTTCGACGTGCAATCCACCAGTGTGGCCAGCAAGGACAAGGAGCACGCCAAGAACTGGCGGGCCGACTTCGTGCCCTGGTCTGAGCACAACACCGAGGCGTTCGCCGGCCTGCACAACAAGGGCAAGCGCATCGTCCTGATCTTCGATGAGGCGTCGGCCATCTCGGACAAGGTGTGGGAAGTGGCAGAGGGCGCGCTGACCGACGAGGGCACGGAGATCATCTGGATTGCGTTCGGCAACCCAACCCGAAATGTGGGCCGCTTCCGGGAGTGCTTCCGGCGTTTCAAGCATCGCTGGATCCATCGGCAGATTGACAGCCGCACAGTGGAAGGCACGAACAAGGAGCAGATCGCCAAGTGGGCGCAGGACTACGGCGAGGATTCAGATTTCTTCAAAGTGCGTGTGCGCGGAATGTTCCCGTCCATGTCGGCTCGCCAGTTCATCAGCGAGGCGGATGTCACGGCGGCATATGGAAAGCACCTGAAGCCCGAGCAGTACACGTTCGCGCCCAAGATCCTGACCGTCGATCCTGCGTGGGAAGGTGACGACGAGTTTGTGATTGGCCTGCGTCAGGGTCTGTCGTACCGGATTCTGCGGACGATGCCCAAGAACGATAACGACCTGGTTGCCGCCCAAGTCATCGCCAGATTCGAGGACGAGGAAAAGGCCGATGCGGTGTTCATCGACGCTGGCTTTGGCACTGGCATCGTGTCGGCGGGGCAAGGCATGGGGCGCGACTGGACGTTGGTCTGGTTCGCAGGGGAGAGCAGCGACGCCGGCTGCCTGAACAAGCGTGCCGAGATGTGGAAAGCCGCGCGTGACTGGCTCAAGTCTGGTGGTGCACTGCCAGAAGACCCGACGCTACGGGATGAGCTGCAGGCGCCTGAGATCGTCCCCCGCATGGACGGGAAGATCCAGATCGAGAGCAAGAAGGACATGAAAGCACGCGGCGTGCCATCGCCGAACCGCGCCGATTCCCTGGTGCTGTCCTTCGCTTTCCCGGTGGTCAAGCGCACCCCACTGGATCAACTCCGCTCCCAGTTCGGGCGCAATCGGCACGACGACTACGACCCCTACGCCAGCCTGAACCGCTGAGTGCACGTAACCCCATCCCGCGTCGGCACAGTGCCGGCATGACGCGCATTGCCATCGTGAACCCTGCCGAGTGTATTCCCGCCATTGGTGGCCTATTGGCCGACAACTGGGCGGAAACCGGCTTTGACTTCCCGTTTGCGCCTGACGTTGCGACATATGGCCGCCTGTTCGATGCGGGGATGTGCTTCGCCGTGGCCGCGCTGGATGGTGATGCGGTGATCGGCTATTGCACGGTCGTCATCACGCCGCACGCACACAACCCGGCCGTGATCGTGGCTGCCAATGACGCGCTGTTCATCGCGCCCGAGTACCGCAATGGGCTAGCCGCTGGACGGGTGCTCAAGGCCGCGGAGGCAGAGGCGAAACGTCGCGGGGCGGCTCGGATGCTCTGGCACTGCCGCGCTGGGACTGATTTGGCCGAGATGCTGATGCGACACGGCTATGCGCCCGCTGACATCGTAGTGATGAAGGAGCTTTGACATGGGCATCGAAACTGCACTGATTGGGCTGGCAGCGGCGTCAGCCGTAGGTGCTGGCGTGAGCCTCTATCAAGGACAGCAGCAAGCCAGCGCACAGAAGCAAGCCGCCCAGCAGGCCAAGGATGCTGCCGCCAAGCAGGCTGACCAAGCTGACCAGGCGAACAACCGCGCCAACGCCAAGGCTCCGGATATTGCCGCGATGCTGACCGGCAACCAGAACGCCGCGGCGGGCGGTGGTGCGGGAACGATGCTTACCGGTCCCTCTGGCGTGAATCCGACCGCGCTGCAGTTGGGCAAGAACACACTACTCGGCCAGTGATTCATGGGCGAATACACCGGCGACAACCAACCGAATATCAAGTCTCCACCGCGTGAGAAGTTGTACACGCGCTGGGGGCAGTTGAAGGCCGAGCGCGCCTCATGGTGGTCGCATTGGTCCGAGATCAGCTCGTATCTGCTGCCGCGCTCCGGTCGCTTCTTTGTGCAGGACCGCGACCGTGGGCAGCGCCGGCATAACGCCATTTACGACTCGACAGGGACACGCGCCCTCCGCGTGCTGGCCGCCGGGATGATGGCGGGCATGACGAGCCCGGCCCGGCCGTGGTTCCGTCTGGCGACATCCGATCCTGACTTGCTCAAGTACGGGCCCGTCAAGGTGTGGCTGAACGATGTCACGCGCCTGATGCAAACCGTTTTCGAGCGGTCGAACACCTACCGCGCGCTGCACTCGATGTATGAGGAACTTGGCGCGTTCGGCACGGCCGCGAGCCTGGTGATGGACGACCACAGCGATGTGATCCGCCATTACCCGCTGACCACTGGTGAGTACTGCATTGCCACGGATTACCGCGGTCAAGTCACCACGCTCTACCGCGAGTTTCAGAAGACTGTGGGCGAGATCGTTGGCGAGTTCGGCCGCGATAACTGTTCCGTCACCGTCCAGAACATGTACGACCGCGGCACTCTGGACCAGTGGGTGACTCTCATCCATGCCATTGAGCCGCGCTCAGACCGAGATCCGAGCAAGCGCGACAACCTGAACATGGCTTGGAAGTCGGTCTATTTCGAGATCGGCGGCCGGGATAACCAGTACCTGCGCGAGTCCGGCTTCAAGGAGTTCAAGGCTGTCTGCCCACGCTGGGCCACGGCTGGCGGCGACATCTACGGCAACAGCCCCGGGATGGAAGCGCTCGGCGACGTCAAGCAGTTGCAGCATGAACAGCTCGCCAAGGCCAAGGGCATCAACTACAAGGTCAACCCGCCGCTGCAGCTTCCCACGGCCCTGAAGAACAGGGATGTTGAGACGCTACCTGGCGGCATCACATATGTGGATGCAAGCAACCCGCATGGCGGCATCCGCTCGGCGTTTGAGGTAAATCTCGACCTGTCGCATCTACTGGAAGACATCCAGGATGTGCGCCAGCGCATCAACTCGACGTTCTACACCGACATGTTCCTGATGCTGGCCAATGACCAGCGCAGTGGTATCACGGCAACTGAAGTGGCAGAGCGGCACGAGGAAAAGATGCTGATGCTCGGCCCGGTGCTCGAGCGTTTGCACAACGAGTTGCTCGACCCACTGGTCGAGATGACGTTCTCGCGCATGGTATCAGCAGGCATCGTTCCGCCGCCTCCAGAGGAATTGCAGGGACAGGATCTGAACGTCGAGTTCGTCTCGATGCTCGCCCAGGCTCAGCGTGCGGTAGGCACGAACAGCGTTGACCGCTTCGTCGGCAACCTCGGCATGGTTGCGCAGGCAAAGCCTGACGTGCTCGACAAGTTCGATTCCGACAAGTGGGCCGATGTCTACGCCGACATGCTGGGCGTCGATCCAGAGCTGATCGTGCCGGACGACAAGGTAGCTCTGATCCGTCAGCAGCGCGCACAAGCGCAACAGGCTGCTCAGCAGGCCGCCATGGCAAACAGCGTCGCCGACACCGCGCAGAAGCTCGGCAACGTCTCCACGACTGGCGGCAATGCGGCCAGCGACATCATGCAGCAGTTCACGGGGTACACGACATGAAGATGGTCAGCATGAAGCGCGAGGCCGATGACATGGCCTACGCATCCGAATGGACGCCATCTGCTTACCCGGGTGGACTCTGCCTGTACCTGGACGAGGATCAGTGCGAGGCGCTGGGCATCAGCAAGGCGCTCAAGGCTGGCACGCAACTGACGCTGCAGGCCAAGGCCATCGTCACCTCGGCGACCGAATCGCTTGAACGTGACGGCGATGACCCAGGCAACGACGTATCGCTCTCCATTCAGATCACGGATCTCGGCGTGAATGTCGGCGCCGTGCTGCGTAACGCAGCGTCAGTGCTCTACGGAAACGACGACTAAGTGCACGTAACACGCGCCTCGCTCCATACATTGCGCTCATGAGTTACGACCCGCTCGACACACGTGGACAGGAACGCGCAAAGGCAGATGCCGATCTGCGCGTGAAGCTGGCCCGCGAGAGTGAAGAAGCGGATCTCAAGTGGCTCATGGGTTCTAAGCGCGGTCGCCGGATTGTGTGGCGATTGCTGGAGCAGGCCGGCGTGTTCCGCCTGAGCTTCAACACCAATGCAATGCAGATGGCATTCGCGGAGGGGAATCGGAGCTTCGGGAATCGCACGCTAGCGCTGATCCATGCGCTGACCCCTGAGCTTTACCCAGTGATGGTGAAGGAAGCCACGCATGAGCGAAACCCTGATGACGGAAGCAACGGCCGCAACGACCACTGAAGGCCAAGCCGCATCGCAAACGACCGAAACGACCGCTACTGCAGCGGAGACGGAAGGTCAACAGCAGCAAGCGACCGAAGCGCAGAACACCGAGGCGAGTGCCGCCGATGGTGCCAATACCGAAGGTGAACAGGACAAGCCGCAAGGCGCACCTGAGAAGTACGAGTTCAAGGCCGCCGAAGGGCAGCCCGAGTTTGATCCGAAAACGATCGAGCAGTTCTCGGAAGTCGCCAAGGAATTGAACCTGCCGCAGGACGCCGCGCAGAAGGTGCTCGACAAGATGGCCCCCGTGTTGGCCGCTCGTCAAGCCGAGGCAATCGAGGCCGCCCGGACGCAATGGGCGGACACCGCGAAGGCAGACAAGGAGTTCGGTGGCGACAAGCTCACCGCCAACCTGGCCGTAGCGAAGAAGGCTCTCGATCAATTCGGCACTCCTGAACTGCGCACGCTGCTGAACGAGTCTGGTTTGGGCAACCACCCCGAAGTCATCCGGGTGTTGTACCGGGCCGGAAAGGCAATCAGTGAGGACCGTTTCGTATCCGGTGGGTCGGGTGCGGGCGGCCAGCAGGGACAGCGCGATCTCGCAACGGCCCTGTATCCGAATCAGAAATAAGGAGCCTCAACCATGGCAACGCTTTCCACCAACGCCGCGACCCTGGCTGACTGGGCCAAGCGCATTGATCCCGATGGCCGTGTTCCGGTCGTCGCGGAGCTGCTGTCGCAATCGAACGAAGTCCTGGAAGACGCGATGTTCGTCGAGGGCAACCTGCCCACCGGCCACCGCGTCACCATCCGCACCGGTCTGCCCGCTGTCTACTGGCGCTCGCTGAACCAAGGTGTGCCGCGTTCCAAGTCGCTCACCGCGCAGGTGGATGAGTCGGTCGGCATGCTGGAGGCATACTCGGCGGTCGACATCGACCTGGCCAGCCTGAACGGAAACACCGCGCAGTTCCGCCTGTCCGAAGACAGCGCATTCCTGGAGGCGATGAACCAGACCCAGGCGCAGACGCTGTTCTACGGCAACCCAGCTACCGACAACCGCCAATACCTTGGCCTGGCTCCGCGCTATGGCGCGATCTCCGGTGCCGGCAACGCGCAGAACATCATCGATGCAGGCGGCACGGCATCAAACAACACCTCGATCTGGCTGGCAGTGTGGGGTGACAACACGGTGTTCTGCACCTTCCCGAAGGGTTCGAAGGCCGGCCTGATCCACGAAGATCAGGGTAAGCTCACTGTGTACGACGGCAACAACAACCCGTACCAGGCGCTGCAGACCCGCTATCAGTGGAAAAACGGTCTGGTGGTGAAGGATTGGCGCTACGTGGTGCGTATCGCCAACATCAACACGACCGACCTGACCGGCCAGTCGGGCACGCAGGCTTCGACCGCAGCCACCGCGATCATCAACCTGATGGCCCGCGCGATGGACCGCATCCCGAACTTCGGCATGGGCCGCGCTGCGTTCTACATGAACCGCACCGTCGCCTCGATGATGCGCGTCGCCGCCCTGAACAAGTCGAACGCCGCGCTCTCGATCGAGAAGGGCCTGAGCCAGTTCGGCACGCCGCAATCGTGGACCTCGTTCCTGGGCATCCCGCTGCGCCGCGTGGATCAGATCCTGAATACCGAGGCCCGCGTGGTCTAAGGAGGAAACATGTATCAAGACGCTCTCCTGCAGTTCAGCGCCGCGCAAGCCGTCACGGCCTCCGCAGCTTCCACCAACGTCATCGACTGGGGCATGGCCCGCGACATGGGCATCGGCGGCGATCTCGAGATCGACATTCGATGCAACGTCGCCGCTGCGGCTGCTGGCGCTGCCACCGTGCAGTTCCAGTACCAGACGGCCGACGATGCGGGCTTCACGACCAACGTGCAGACCGTGGTGCAGACCGACGCCATCCCCAAGGCAAATCTTGTGGCCGGCGCCTTGATCCCGCTGCACGTTGACCGCTCGGCGCCGTATGCCGCGCGCCGCTATGCCCGCCTGAACTACAACGTCGGCACCGGCCCGCTGACCGCAGGCACGTTCACGGCTGGCATCGTCAAAACGCTGCAAGACCCGCAGACGAGCTACGCCTCGGGCTTCTCGGTCCTGTAAGGAGAAATCATGGCCCGTTACCGCATCAACGCCCTTTCCTTCATCGACAACAAGCTGGTGCAGGAAGGTGAAGAGATCGAAACCGATGCCACGCCCAGCGCCCACTGGGAGCCGCTCGACAAGCCAGGCCAGAAGGCCAGTGCTGAAGCCGCTGCAGCAGAGGCGGAGCGTGTAGCCCAACTGCAGACCCAAGCGGCTGCCGTGCAAGGCGCTGCGCAGGTGCTCGCCGCGGCTGGCATCGAATCGGCCTGATCTCTCTCCTTGTCGTAACCAAAGCGGGGGCCATCGTGCCCCCGTTTTCGCAGGAGCCCCATCGTGGCTAGCGAAGTCGATATTGCCAATCTCTCGCTCGGGCACCTTGGCGACGAGGCTACCGTAGCGAGCCTGTACCCGCCTGAAGGATCGGCGCAGGCCGACCATTGCGCTCGGTTCTATCCCATCGCGCGGGATTCTCTGCTGGAACTCCACACGTGGGGATTCTCCACCACGCGCATCAAGCTGGCGTTACTCAGCTCTGGCTGGCCAGAGTGGGACTACGCCTATGCGCAGCCCAATGACATGCTGAACTCCATCGCGGTGCTGCCGCCCGACGCGATAGACGACTACAGCGCGCCGCCCCTGGCTGGGTATTGCAATGTCCCTCTATCGGCGGGCGGCGCTTATGTCCCGCAGGCGTACTCCTGCGAGACGGATGATCAGGGAAACCAACTGATCTATACCGATCAGCCCAATGCGGTGCTGCGTTACACCAAGCGCGTCACAGACGTGACGAAGTTCAGCCCGCTGTTTGTGACAACGCTCTCGTGGCACCTCGCCTCGATGCTGGCGGGACCGATCATCAAGGGCGATGTTGGGGCGGCTGAGGCTAAGCGGTGCGCCGCAATGATGCAGATGTTCCTCAGCAAGGCGATCGAGTCTGACGCCGGCCAGCGCCGGATTGCGCCGCAGCACGTGGTGCCATGGATCTCGGGGCGCTGATATGTCGAATGTGCGCACCCTGAATCGCTCGTTCGCTGGCGGGGAACTGACCCCGGAAATGTTCGGGCGCATTGACGATCAGAAGTTCCAGACTGGCGCGGCGAAGATGCGCAACTTCATCGCGCTCCCGCATGGTCCTGCAGCGAACCGACCTGGCTTCGGCTATGTGAACGAGGTCAAGACCAGTGCCAACAAGACGCGCCTGATCCCGTTCGTGTTCTCGACCACGCAGACGATGGTGATCGAGCTTGGGGCTGGGTACTTCCGCTTTCACACGCAAGGCGCCACGCTGCTGAATGGTGCGGCTCCGTACGAGATCGCGAACCCATACGCCGCAGCGGATCTGTTCGACATCCACTATGTGCAGTCGGCCGATGTGCTGACGCTGGTTCACCCGAACTACCCGCCGCAGGAGTTGCGCCGGATTGGAGCGACCAACTGGACGCTGACAGCCATCACCTTCACGCCGACCATTGCAGCGCCGACCGGCGTGGCCTCCGCAGCGACGCAGGCCGCCAGCCCGTCGAATCTGCGGGATTACCTGTATGTGGTGACGGCCATCGGCAGCAACGGGAAAGACGAGTCCCTAGCGTCGGCCTCTGCCACGACTGCGCCGCAGAACAACCTATTGCAGACAGGCGCCTACAACACCATTACATGGTCTGCCGTATCTGGAGCGATTCGCTACAACGTCTATCTGCAACGAAATGGGCTGTATGGCTACATCGGGCAGACGGATGGGCTGACGTTCAAAGACGACAACATCACGCCTGACCTGTCCAAGACGCCGCCTCTGCAGTACGCGCCATTTGGTGGGGCTGGGGATTACCCGGGTGCGGTGAGCTACTTCGAGCAGCGCCGGTGCTTCGCCGGCACGATCAACGCACCGCAGAACGTGTGGATGACCAAGAGCGGCACCGAGTCGAATATGGCCTATTCGCTGCCGACTCGGGATGACGACTCGATCAACATTCGAGTGTCCGCGAGGGAGGCGAACACGATTCGCCATCTCGTCCCCCTGCAGAACCTGGCCCTGCTGACCAGTTCCGCAGAGTGGCGCATGACCAGCATCAACACTGACGCCATCACTCCGTCCAGCGTCAGCGTTCGGCCGCAGTCCTACATCGGTGCCAACAATGTGCAGCCGATCATCGTCAATAACAACCTGCTCTATGGCGCGGCCCGCGGTGGCCACGTGCGGGAGATGGCCTATAACTGGCAGGCGAACGGCTATATCACCGGGGACTTGTCCCTGCGCGCGCCGCACCTGTTCGATGGCCAGAACATCGTTGACATGGCCTACGCCAAAGCACCACAACCGATCTGCTGGTTCGTGTCGGACTCGGGCAAGTTGCTCGGTCTGACCTATGTCCCTGAGCAGCAGGTTGGCGCATGGCATTGGCATGACACGGACGGTCTGTTTGAGTCCTGCGCGGTGGTGGCTGAAGGCAATGAGGATGTTCTGTATGTGATCGTCAATCGCACGGTCAACGGCACTCAGCGGCGTTATGTAGAGCGTATGGCATCCCGGCGCTTTGCAACTCAGGCGGATGCGTTCTTTGTCGATGCAGGCCTGACATATTCAGGGGCGCCGGCAACGGTCATCTCCGGGCTCTCGCACCTTGAGGGAAAGACGGTCAACATTCTTGGTGATGGCGCGGTATTCCCGCAGGCGGTGGTGAGCGGGGGACAGGTTGCGCTTGCCTATTCGGCCAGCAAGGTGCAGATAGGCCTGCCCATTACCGCCGACCTTCAGACCCTGCCGCTGGCCATGCAGATAGATAACGGCTTCGGCCAGGGGCGCCAGAAGAACGTGAACAAGGCTTGGCTGCGCGTCTACCAGTCTGGCGGCATCTTCATCGGGCCGGATGCCGATTCGCTGAAGGAGGCCAAACCGCGCACCAACGAGCCGTATGGCACGCCGCCTTCGCTCAAGTCTACTGAGATCCCCGTCATGCTCACACCGACATGGGCGGATTCCGGGCAGGTATTCGTGCGGCAGAAAGACCCGCTCCCGCTGACGGTTGTGTCGCTCACTCTGGAGGTGGCTGTGGGCGGCTAGTGCACGTATCCACTCGGCGCACCGGTACTTTGCCGGCAATACATAGTGGGGTACTAGCATGGGAATCGGTGCTCTCGCACTCCAGGGTGGCGGCGCTGCGATCAGCACTGTCGGCAGTTACTTTTCTGCGCAACAGCAAAAGTCCGCGCTGGGTGCCCAAGCGGACATTGCCGACATCAACGCGCGCACCGCTGAGTCGACTGCAGAGTCTGCGCTATACCAAGGCCAGCAGCAGGAAATATCGCAGCGACTGAAGACGGCGCAACTCAAGAGCTCGCAGCGCACGGCGATGGCGGCAAACGGCATCGACCTCGGCAGCGGGAGCGCTGTGAACGTACTCACGTCCACCGACACGATGGGTGAGATCGACGCGAACACGATCGCGGCCAATGCGGTGCGCTCTGCGTTCGGATACCGCACGCAGGCAACCAACTTCCAGAACGATGCGCTGATGAAGCGCACGACGGCTAGCGGGATCAGCCCCATAACCTCGGCGGCCAGCACGCTGCTTACTGGCGCCGGTCAGGTGGCGGGGAGTTGGTACAAGCTGAAAAAGGCCGGCGCCTTTGATTCCAACGGGGGCTGATCTTGCCGCGGGTTCCTACTTACGACCAGTTCCAAGTCTCGCCGACGATCCAGCCGGATGCGCGCGCTGTTGCTCCCGACATGCCAGATGTTGCCGGACGCCAGGCGCAACAGCTTGGACAAGGCATGCAGAACGCGGGGCAGGATGTCGGCCGCATCGCGCTCGACATGCAGAACGAGGCGAATCAGCTTCGCGTGATCGATGCCACCGCCGCAGCTCGGGAGAAGATGTATGACCTGATGTACGCGCCGCAGACCGGCCTGCTGCAGCAGAAGGGGTGGAATGCCCTGCAGCGGGAGAGCGGAAAGGATCTGGCGACAGAATACGGCGACGCCTTCAAGGATGCGACGGCCGGCATTTCCGATTCGCTCGGCAACGATGAGCAGCGCCGCTTGTTCGCTCAGCAGATGGCGCAATTGCAGACCCAATTGCACGGCACGGCCACGCAGCACATGGGCAGCGAGTACCGTACCTACCAGGGCGGCGTGATGGATGCCGAGATGAAGTCGCAGGCCAACGCGCTGGCGCTGATCGGCTCGACCGACCCCGGGCAGGTCAATCCCGAAACCGGGCGTTCGCGCATCGAGGAATCTGCCCAGGCAATTTACACGGCAGCTCGCGCCAAGGCGCGCTTGGCAGGATTGCCGCAGGCTCTGGCTGATACCCAGGCGCTTGATGCAGTCAGTGGTGCGCACAAGATGGCATTGGATGGCCTGATCGAGGCGGGAAACTACGAGCAAGCCTCGGCATATCGGCAGAAGTACAAGGATCAACTGAACGCCCACGACCTGTTGGACGTGGCGCAGAAGATCGACAACGCAGCTAGCCTGCGCCAAGGCTATGCCGCCGTGGGGAAGGTGTTCGCTGGCGCTGCCTCGCAGATGAACCCAACAAGTTTCGATAAGGCGTTCAATATCCTGACTGGAACCGAGTCAGGGGGCAAGCAGTTCGGCTCTGATGGCAAGCCGCTGACCAGCCCCAAGGGTGCCATTGGCGTTGCGCAGGTGATGCCCGACACTGCGCCGGAAGCAGCCAAGCTGGCCGGCCTGCCGTGGGATGAGAGCCGCTACAAGAACGACCCCGAGTACAACAAGGCGCTCGGCCGCGCCTACTTCCAGAAGCAGATCCAGGACTTCGGCGGAAACCTCGCGCAGGCTTATGCCGCGTACAACGCCGGGCCCGGTGCCACGCAGAAGGCTCTCGACAAAGCCAAGAAGGACGGCGGTGACTGGCTGGCGAATCTGCCTGACGAAACGCAGAACTACGTGCGCAAGAACATGGCGCAGATGGCTGCTGGTGGCGGTGCGCCGAAGATGCCAACGCAGGAGGAACTGCGCCAGCAGGCAGTCGCACAGCTTCCGCCAGATGCCAATCCCAAGACGATCCGGGCTGTCGAGGAAGAAGTCGGCCGGCGCTACACCCTCATCAAGCAGGGCAAGGAGCAGCAGGATGGCCAGGCAGTGGAAGATGCCATGACCTGGCTACGCGCGAACAACTACAACTGGTCGGCCATGCCGGTCAGCCTGCAGTCTCGCGTGCCGTCCGACAAGTTGGACAACCTGATGGACTACGCCAGCAAGGGCGCCAAAGGCATCCCGGTGCAGACGAACCTCTCGCTGTACCAGATGCTGTCGGATGACAGCTACCTCAGAAAGCTCACGCCGCAGCAGTTCGCAGAGACTCGCCAGCAACTGTCTGACTCGGACTTCAAGAAGTTTGCAGACAGGCGTGATGCACTGACCAACCCGAGCGCAGCCAATGGCTCGGGTGAGCTCAATACCCAAGCCATCAGCCGCGTGCTGCATGACAGGCTGGCGCTGATGGGCATCGACGCCAACCCGAAGCACGACGATAAGGAAGGCAACGCCCGCGTCGGCATGGTGCGCAAGATGGTGGATGACTGGGTGCTGAATGCCCAGCAGACGACCGGCAAGAAACTGAATGATGCCGAGACGGCAAAGGTCATTGATGATCTTTTCCGCCAGTCTGTGACGCTGCGCAGCACGTTCATGGGCATGTCCGGCTCGCCCAATACGGTTCCATTGATGTCCATCGCCAAGGCCAGCGACGTACCGGATGACATGCGCAAGGCTATCGAGGCGTCATTCAAGGCACGTGGCGTGACTCCGACTGATGCAGACATTGCTGGCGCATACATCCGGGGCAAGCTCGCCGGCCGCCAAACCGTCGCTCGAGGCGGCGCTACAGGAAACTTCTAATGGCAGATCAGTTCGACGCCGCTGCAGCGGTGGACGGCTTCCTGGCAGATCAGACGGCCGGCCAACTCAAGAGCAGCCTGGCGCTATCTGTGGCTGAAAAGCCCGATTTCGTTGCTGAGTCCAGGCGCCTGTCGCAGACGCTTGGCTTGCCGCCGCAGACCGTTGCCGGTGACATTGAGGGTGCCAAGCAGCGCGCCACGCTGGAGACGTTCGACGCAGCGGCCTACGCTCGAGACTTTCCGCAGGCAGCCAAGTTCATGGCCGATCCGAACAATGCGGCCATTGCGCACGACGACACGCAGAACCTCGGGGCGGTGGATTTGGCACTGAGCAAGATCGGTTCGGCAACTCGCAATGCCGTGGCCGGCGTGTCGTTCGATATTTCATCCGGCTTCTATGGATTGCTGGAAACCGGCACAAAGCTGGCGGCGCCTCTGCTCGACCCGCTGGCCGGCACGATCCTTCCTGAGAACCCGTTGCGCCGTGTGGCGGAAGGGCTGGAAGGCTGGCGCAAGGATCAGGCTGCTACCGCTGATCTGATTGCTGGCCCTAACACTGGCGGCCTGGTAGAGCAGAGCGTCAAGTCAGGGTTCCGTTCATTCGGCCAGATGCTACCGGGTATGGCGGCGACGGTCATCTCTGGAAACCCGGAGTTCGCGCTTGGTAGCGCTGGCGCGTTACAGGGCAGTCAGTCGGCTACCAAGGCGCTTGATGCAGGCCTGTCGCCGCTGCAAGCGACTGCCTATGGTGCCGCTGATGCGACCGCAGAGATAGCTACCGAAATGCTGCCGGTCGGTGCGCTGCTGAAGAACCTGAAGGCTGGATCCGGTCTGTTCAAGACGCTCGGCCAGCAGATCCTGACGGAAGTGCCGACCGAGATGGCTGCCACCGCATGGCAGAACTTCAACGAATGGGCGACGCTTCATCCTGACCAGCCGTTCCAGAAGTATCTGGATGAGTTGCCGGCTGCCGAGGCGCAGACCGTGCTGGCTACCATCACCACGGCTGCACTTACTGCTGGCATGGGCAAGGGCATCCATGCCGTCGTCAGCCGCGGCCAGCAGCAGCAGGCCAAGGCGCAGGATGCGGAGCAGACCGCCCAAGGGCTGGAAGCCCTGACGCAACTGGCTGCTGCGTCCAAGTTGCGTGAGCGCGCTCCGGATACCTTCGCCCAGTTTGTCGAGCAGGCCACGCAGAACGGCCCGGTGCCTGATGTCTACATCGACGCCAACGTGCTGGCGCAGGCCGGCATTGCCGAGCAAGTCTCCGCGGTGTCGCCGGCTGTGGCCGAGCAACTTCCCGCCGCACTTGCATCGGGCGGCTCGGTGCGCATCCCGGTTGCAGACTTCGCCACGAACATCGCGCCGACCGAGTATGCGCAGAGCATGCTCGACCACCTGAAGACCGACCCGAACGGCATGAGCCGCGCCGATGCGCAGGAGTACATGCAGTCGCACGCCGAGCAACTGCAGCAGGAAGTCGAACGCGCGCTGGCCGAGAAGCAGGGCGACGACACGTTCAAGGCGTCTGCCGAGGCGGTCAAGAACGAGGTCAAGACGCAGCTCGAGCAAGCCGGCCGCTTCACTGGAAACGTGAATGACGCCTACGCGTCGATGGTCGGCAACTTTTACGCTGTGATGGGCGCGCGTCTCGGCATCTCGCCACAGGACATGTTCGCGCGCTACCCGCTTCAGGTGGCGACGCAGCGGATCGAGGGCTTTCCGCAGTTGGATCAGGCGGCGCAAGGACCATTCGGTCCAGTCCTCACCGAGTACAAGGGCGACGCACAAGCGGCTATCGCCAAACTCATTGAGATGAAGGGCGGAGAAGCCATCGGCGCTCTTCATCATCCTAACATCGGCGACATCGACCTGGTGTGGGGTGAAGAGGGCACCAACAAGCACGACGGCTATGGGCTGGCAAAGCTGGTCAAGTGGCACCCGGAGGTATTGGCGAACCTGCAGGACATTATCTCCAGCATGGAGGTTGTCAAGCGCAGCGAGAATCGCGCCATGCTGGAATCAGAGGACCACAAGGGGGGAGTGCGTCTGCAGTGGGATGGTCAGCGCAAACATTGGCTGCTGACTGCATTCCGCAAGGATGAGGGGAAGAGTGGCGATGTTCCGAGGACAGACACGAACATCGTGACGCAGGAAGATGACTCGCTCCCTGCCCACCCCTCAGATGACATTGTAGACAAAAAACTTGACAATTTCTACCAGACGTCAGGCGTCTTCAACAAAGGGCCTGAATCCAGCGCGCGAGGCGCCTTCAACCCTGCGACGAACACGATCACGCTGCTGAAGAACGCAGATTTGAGTACGTTCCTGCATGAGAGCGGGCATTTCTTCCTCGAGGTGATGGCCGATATTGCGAGCCGGGAAAACGCTCCGCAGCAGGTGAGGGATGACGCCAACGCGCTGATGAAGTGGTTCGGCCTGCGCGATCTGGACGAGTGGAACAACCTCGATTTCGAGGAAAAGCGCAGCTATCACGAGAAGTTCGCCCGCGGCTTCGAGGCATATCTGTTCGAAGGCAACGCGCCGAGCATCGAGATGCAGGGGCTATTCCAGCGCTTCCGTGCGTGGCTGCTGAACATCTACAAGGAACTGAAGGCGCTCAACGTAGACCTGAACGACGAGGTGCGCGGCGTGTTCGACCGGATGCTGGCGTCTGGCGAGCAGATACAGTTGGCCGAGCAGGGGCGGTCGATGATGCCGCTGTTCACGTCGTCCGAGCAGGCCGGCATGACGACCGACGAATTCTCTGCATACCAGGCGCTTGGCGTGGACGCGACGAACGATGCGATTCAGGATCTGCAAGCGCGCGGTCTGAGGGACATGCAGTGGATTCACAACGCCCGCGGCCGGGAGATCAAGCGGCTGCAGAAGGAAGCCAAGGCCAAGCGCGCCGAAGTGCAGATGGACGTGCGCAAGGAGGTGATGAGCCAACCGGTGTATCGCGCGTGGCAATTCCTGACAGCCAAGGAGGCAGGGCCGGATAGCCCTGCTGGCAAGTTGTCGCGTACAGCGCTGGCCGAGATGTACGGCGGCCACAATGGCGAAGGCTTCGACCGGTATGCGCAGCTTGACTGGAAGCGCCTCTCAGACCAGCGTATGACAGCCGACGAGGGAATGCACCCAGATATGGTTGCCGAGATGTTCGGCTACAGCTCTGGTGACGAACTGGTGCGCGCGCTGCTGTCTGCGGAGAAGCCGAGCGATGCCGTAGAGGCTGCGACCGACCAGCGCATGCTGGAGCAGTACGGAGAGGTGTATACGCCCGAAGCCATTGAACGCGCTGCGGACGAGGCGATCCACAACGACGCCCGCGCCCGCGTGGTGGCGACAGAGGCCAATGCGCTGGCCAAGGCCACGGGCAAGCCAAAGATTCTCGCCAATGCTGCCCGCGAGTTCGCCCGCGCCATGATCCAGCGCCTCAAGGTGCGGGACGTCAAGCCGATCCAGTACGCTGCCGCCGAGGCTCGTGCCGCCAAGGCCGCGGACAAGGCCATGCGCTCCAAGGATCTGGAAGTCGCTGCGGCAGAGAAGCGCAACCAGTTGGTGAACAACTATGCCACGCGCGCGGCCTATGATGCTCAAGATCGGATCGCCGATGGCCTGCGTTACCTGAAGAAGTTCGGCCGGGATGGCGTTCGCAACGGACTGGATTCCGCCTACGTGGAGCAGATCGACGCGCTGCTCGACAAGTTCGACCTGCGCCAGCAGTCTGGCAAGCAGATCGATCGCACCGTAAGTCTGCGCACATGGGTACAGTCGCGCCTCAATGCCGGTGAGATCCCCGACATTGCCGAGTCGCTGCTGACCCCGCAGGAGCGCGCCGCGTACCTAGCGCAAGTGCAGAGCCGCGACGATAGCGGCGAGCTCGTCTATTCCGATGATGAGGAAGCGATCAAGCTGCTGGCCGATGCTATCGACCGCAGCGCCAAGCGCTCCTACAAGGACATGGCCGTCGAGGAATTTGATGGGCTGATCGATACCGTCAAGAGCATCGAGCACCTGGGCCGGCTCAAGCACAAGATGCTGACGGCGCGCGAGCAGCAGAGCTATGAGGCGGTTCGGGATGAGATCGCGGCCGGTATCGAGGCCGACGCCAAGAAGGGCGGCAAGAACACCCGCACCGCGAACGATTGGCTTGGCAAGAAGCTGCAGGCCATCAAGCAGTTCGGTGCTGCGCACATCAAGGTGGCGACCTGGGCGCAGATCATGGATGGCGGCAAGGATGACGGCCCGGTCTGGCGCTACCTGATTCGGCCGGCGAACGAGCGCGCGACGCAGGAAACCACGATGCGCGCCGAGGCAACCGCAGCGTTAGACGCCATCCTTCGCCCAGTTCTGGCTAAGGTTTCCATGGTCGACAAGGTTGGGAAGGGAAAGTTCTTCCCGACGATCAACGACTCCTTGAACTGGCAGGAGCGCTTCGCCATCGCCCTGAACCTTGGAAACGAGTCGAACACGCAGCGGCTGCTGTCTGGCCGCGGCTGGACGATGGGCCAGATAAAGCCGATTCTCGACACGTTGACGGCCGAGGAATGGCAGGCGGCGCAGGCGGTGTGGGATCACTTCGAGAGCTACCGTCCGCAGATTGCGGAGAAGGAGAGGCGCGTCTCTGGCAAGGAGCCGGAATGGATCTCGCCGCGTTCCATCTCCGTACAGGCGGCAGACGGAAAGTTCCTGACCTTGCGCGGCGGCTATTACCCAGTCGTCTATGACCCGCGCGTGAACATGCAGGCTTCGCAGCACAGCGCGGCCGAGGAAGCCAAGAACCTGCTGAAATCGGCCTATTCGGCAGCCACCACCCGGCGCAGCTTCACCAAGCAGCGCGTTGACGAGGTGATCGGCCGGCCCCTGCTGCTCAACCTGCAAGGACTCTATTCCGGCGTCAATGACGTGATCCACGATTTGGCGTGGCACGAATGGGTGATCGATGCCAACAAGTTGCTGCGTTCGTCATCCATCGATTCTTCTATCCGCGAGCACTATGGACCTGAGGTCAAGAAGGAATTCGAGAAGTGGCGGGATGACATCGTAGCCGGCAGCCGGCGCCTTGATCATGCGATCGAGCGCGCGGCTGGCTGGGCTCGGCAGGGAGTGAGTGCATCGGCCCTGACGTTCAACGCCATGTCTGCAGTGATGCAGCCGCTTGGCCTGTCGAACTCCATCGTTCGTATCGGTGCGTCGTGGGTCGGAAAGGGGCTGGCGCGCTATGTCAGCGGCCCGATTGATGCGACACGCGAGGCGAGGACGAAATCCGAATGGATGAATAACCGTGCGCGCACGCGCTTCAGGGAACTGAATGAACTGCGCAACCAAGTGCAAGGCCAGAGCGCGCCCAAGGAACTGATGGGCCGGTATGGTTATTGGATGATGATGCAGGCGCAGATGATGGTTGACGTGCCGACATGGTGGGGCGGTTACGAGAAGGCCATTGCAGAAGGGCACGGCGAGGACACCGCCATTGCACTGGCCGACCAGGCGGTGAAAGATTCGCAGGGCGGCGGCGAGGAAGTAGACCAGTCCGGCGTAGAACGAGGCGGCCCACTCATCAAGCTGTTCACCGCCTTCTATGGCTTCATGGGCACGACCCTGAACACTGGGGTTCTCGACGCCAAGACCGAGGCGAGCAAGGCAAAAATTGCTGTCAACTCTCTGCTGCTCTATAGCGTTCCGGCCGTGCTTGGCGCCATCCTCAAGGATGCGCTAACTCCTGGCGGTGGGGATGAGGACTCGGAAAAGCTGATCAAGCGCCTGATTGCGGAGCAACTGACGTTCCTGATGGGGATGGTGGCGTTCGGCCGCGAGTTCTCGCAGGCGACGAAGGCGCTGCTGGGCGAGGATCATGGTATGGGCTACACCGGGCCGGCCGGCCTTCGCGTCATCCCCGATACCGGCAATCTGGCGAAGCAGGCCGCGCAAGGTCAGTTTGACGATGGATTCCGCAAGGCGTTCGTCAACCTGCTGGGCGATCTGGCCGGAATCCCTGCAGTGCAGATCAACCGCACCATCACCGGGGCTGAGGCCATGACCGAAGGCAAGACCGCCAACCCCGCCGCTCTAGTCTTCGGGTTCCAGAAGCAGTAGTGCACGTATCCGCGCTCCTGTCGCACACCATCGCGGCAGTGCAATAGGAGCGCAAATTGACCATCAATTCCGCCACGCGTAAGGCTGGCCCGTTCCTGGGCGATGGCGTTACCACGGTATTCCCGTTCACGTTCAAGGTCTTCACCAAGAACGACGTGCAGGTGACGCTGACTAGTTCATCGGGCGCAGAAACGCAACTCGCCCTTGACTCAAACTATACCGTTGCGGTGAACGGCGACCAGACGGTTAGCCCTGGCGGCACCGTGACATACCCAGCCACGCTTGCGACCGGCTACAAACTGACGATCACTGGCGCCCTGCCGAATCTGCAGCCCACCAGCCTTCCAAACAATGGGCCGTTCTATCCGAAGACCATTGAGGATGCAGAAGATCGAGCGATCATTCTGATTCAGCAACTTCAGGAAAAGGTCGATCGCAGCATCAAGGTCAACGTGAGCGATACGCCCTTGGCTCCGCTGCCGACTGCAGGATCTCGCGCCAATTCTGTGCTGGGCTTCGATGCAATAGGCGGCGTCACCACGTTGCCGTTACCTGCATCAGTTGGTGCAGGCGACATGCGTGTCGATACGTTCGTGGGCGGCGTTGATTTCACCGCAGGCGTTACCACGTCCCTGAACCTGTCGCGCGCGCCCGGCAATCCGGCGAATCTGGAAATCTTCTTCGATGCGCTGTATCAGGGGCCTGATCAGTGGACGCTGTCCGGCAGCGTCGTGACCTTCGCCAGTGCAATCCCCGCCGGTGTCAACAAGGTGTTCGCGCGCAGCGGCACCACACTTTCAACGCTGATCCCGCCGAACCGTTCGGTCAGTGACGCCCAACTGGTGTGGGGTGCATCGCTCGGCAAGGTGGTTGCCACGCGCGCCGAACTGATGGCACTCGATACGACCGTCTACCAGCGCGCGTTCGTCATCGGCTATTACGCGGCCGGCGACCGCGGCGGCCTAGGTCCGGTGTACTTCGACGGCACCAGTGTGCTGGCTGATAACGGCGGATCGGTTACCTCCCCGGCCTCTGGCAGCGGGCGATGGCTGATGCAGAACCCTGATAATCTGAACCCGTTCCAGTTCGGTGCCAAGGGCGACAAAGTAACCGACGACACGCTGGCAATCCAAAACTGCTACAACGCCGTGCCGAGCGGCGGCACGTTCCATTTGCCCGCGGCACCGGGGCTCGCTTACATCGTCTCGGCGCAGCCAGGCGGCTATTGCCTAGATTTCTCGCGATTCGTCCACATTAAAGCGGAAGGGTTCTTCTCGGCCATCCAGCCTGCGGCCGGCACCACATCTAACACAGTGCGCCTCAAGCCTGCTGTAAATGGCGGCTATTGGGGCATGAAGTGGGAGGGGTTGACGCTAGGCGATCCGTTCACAGGCACGCGGGCGGGTCTCAATGGCATCTTCATCGATACGCAGCTTGATGGATCGCAACTGCCTGCTGCGATCTTCCGCAACCTCAACGTCATGACGGGATCGGTTGTCGGCGGAGTGGGCATTCTGCACATTAATAGCTCTGTCGGTGCGAATATCAACGGCGGAATGTACGGGACATCCTTCGAAGACTGCATCGTAAAGGGAGGATTCAACCTTCAAGGGTCTGGCGACTCGAACGTTATAAAACGGGCACTCATCAGCGGACCGAACGTTGGCGTCTATTTCTCGCTGACAGCGGGCGCATCTCTGCTGACGTTGGAGGATTGCAATATCACTTCTACGGGTGGCGCCGTATTGGCCGACTCTGGCTCTCGCTTCAAGATGTATCACTGCAATTGCGAGCAGATCCAGCCGTTCACGCAGTCGATCACTGGATTTAAAACAGATTGCATGGTGTACCTGCGCGGCTCGAACGGCACGATGTCGACGCCGGAAATCGTGGGGAACCATTTTGGTCTTTTCTCCGGGGTCCCGAATTCGGCCGTCGTACGGATCAACAACGTCATCGGCGGAAAGGCGGACGGCAATGTGCTGCTGAACTCGAATAGCACACCGACTGGGTTCATCGTCTCGAATAGCACTAACTTCCGCATCGGCGACGGCAACACCTACGGCAGTGCAATCGTGACGACCGGAGCGAAGGTATCAGATACGGGCACCGGCACGATGGGCGTCTACAAGCCACTGGCCGCCACTCTCATCAATGCATGGTCGCAGAGCCCCGTGTCGCCGACGGCCACGTTCGTTTCCCTCAAGACCTGCGCAGGTGAGGTGATCGTCGACGGAAAACTGTCCGGTGGCACGGTCACGTCTGGTACGGCATTCGCGACGCTGCCGGCGGGGCACGCGCCCCTCGAGCCGCGCGAGTTCTCGGTGGTGACGTACAACGGCGCCACGCTGGTTCCCGGGCACGTGCGCGTGGATACGGACGGCACTATGCGCATCATGGCTGGGCAGAACACGTCGATGTATCTATCCGGCATTCGCTTCATGGCGGCCGACCTGGCCGACGCAACTTCGGACCTATGATCATGCGTAAACTCATTGCCTTCATCACACTATTGGTTGGGTTGGCTCACGCGGCCACGACCGTTCCGCCGCAACTGATAAGCCCGGCCGGTTCCACTGCTGGGCAGGCCATCGTGTCGAATGGCCCCAGCACGGCACCAGGTTGGGCTGCAGTATCGGCCGCCAACCTCGCGCCGATCTCCGCAAATACGCTGGTCGGCAACAAGACCGGATCGAGCGCGGCGCCCACTGCTGTCGCCATCCCGAGTTGCAGCACGGCGAACAGCGCTTTGCAGTGGACCAGCGGCACCGGGCCAGTCTGTGGCACGACGTTTGCGCTGACATCGGGGAGCCTGTCGCAGTTTGCTGCTACCACATCGGCGCAGTTGGCCGGCGTGCTGTCTGACGACACCGGCACCGGTGCCGCCGTGTTCGGCACGTCGCCATCGCTGACCACTCCGACGATTGCCGGGGCCTCGCTCTCTGGAACCTTCAGCGGTACACCAACCTTCAGCGGCGCCGTGACCTTCAGCAGCACGGTCACGCCTAGCCAGACCGCTGGAATTGTTGGAACCACCACGAACAACAACGCTAATTCAGGAAGTGTCGGCGAGTACGTCACCGCTACTGGGACAGGGGCTCCCCTCACGAACAACACGTCTGCCAACGGGGTAAGCATTTCCCTTACGGCAGGCGACTGGGATGTGGACGGGGTTGGAATGGTGGATGCAGCTGGAGGCGCGATCGTTTCCGGCGTGGTGTACAGCATCGGGACGACGAGCGCCACGCTCACGACGCCACGCACGGCCCTCCTGGCCAACCTCGTGGCCAACGGGAGTGCGTATCTCGTGTGCCCAACTGTGCGGGTGAGTGTTTCTAGTACCACCACTGTTTATCTCGTGGTCCAGGCAAGCTTCTCGTCAGGCACTGCCACCGGAAACGGGATCATTCGAGCGCGGCGCGTCCGATAAATCATAACAACGGGGTCATGAATGCAAGACAACGAAACGTTCTGGGCTTGGGTGAAATTGGCGCTCGCATGGCTTGGCACGGTTATCGGGACCGTCATCGAGAGCGTCACGCTCTCAAAGGCCGTCCTGTTCGCCACGCTGGTCCTTACGTGCATGCAGGGGTACGTCCTTTGGCGGGACAAGATCAAGAGAAAGGAGGTGAGCTGTGAAACTGACGCTCGCTGACAACTGGCGACAGTTGCACAAGAAGGGCACCGTGATCTTCGCCAGTTTCTGCGCAGCGATCACGGCATTCGGCCCCTCAATCATCGATGCCTGGAACGCGCTGCCGCCCGACCTGAAAGGCTGGCTGCCGCAGGGCATGTCGCGCTATTTGGCGATCGGTGCGTTCCTGCTGACGATCGTCATCCGCTATACGGCAGTGCGCCGGGCGGACAAGAAGGAGGGCGACGATGCCAAGGATCAGTCCTGACGAAGCTGGGGGCATCAACGTCTGCGCGTACCTGGACATGCTCGCGTGGTCGGAATTCACCTCCCGTGTGGCCAACTCCGACGACGGCTACAACGTGATCGTCGGCGGTCAGCTGTTCTCCGATTATTCCGACCATCCGCGCGAGAAGGTCTGGATCCCGAAGTGGAAGGTGATCAGTACGGCCGCCGGCCGGTACCAGTTGCTGGCACGGTACTACGACGCCTATAAGCGCTTGCTGCGCCTGCGCGACTTCACGCCTATCAACCAGGACCGGATCGCCATCCAGCAGATCCGCGAGCAACGCGCGATGGCGGACATCCGCGCCGGTCGCTTCGATGACGCAGTGACCAAGTGCCGGAACATCTGGGCCAGCCTGCCGGGTGCCGGCTATGGCCAGTACGAGCACGACATCGCACCACTCCGCGAGCAGTACCTAAAGGCAGGAGGAACCATCGTATGACTGCAATTCTTGCAGCCCTGGTCGAGTTCGGTCCGTGGGTGTTAGGCGCGCTTGGCGTCCTATTCGGGATGTTCCGACACCAGCAGGCCAAGAGCACCGAGGCGGCGGCGAACCAGAAGGCGGCCGAGGCAGACGCCCGCGCCGCCCAGGTCGATGCCGTGCAGGCCAAGGCCAACCAGGACGCTGCGCGCGCTGGCGCCGACAACGCAAAGGTGAGACGAGATGAAGACGCTGCTGCTGCTGGCGAGCCTGACGCTAACCGCGTGCTGCACGACGAATGGGGCAAGTAA